AGCATTGGCAAAGTTGGTTTCGATAGCATCTACAGCAGCAACACCAGTATCGATGTCCTCGTCGCTGTATTCGAACAACTCACAGCGAAGTCCCCATACATATGTCGATCCCAAAGGATAAAATGGTACTTCATGCTCTACAAATTGTATCTCAAATGTCTTATTAGCTAATGGAAGATGAATTAAATCACCTTCATTTGGTCTACCTTCTACTATTAACGTAGCATTATCATCTACTGCTGCTGTGAATCTACGTTTTGATATAACAAAGGTAACCTGGTCCTGAATTCTGACTCCAAATTTAGAGAAAATATCACCATCACCCCTAAAACCACCAGCATCCTCAATATATACTTCCACCTGAAAGGCACCTTCGAATTTGGATAGTGTGTCTTCTCCAAAAATTCCATCTTCCTTTACTAATGTTCTAGGTATGTAGTAAACATCCTTCCCAAACATCTTAATTTGTTCGTCAACTAGATCTTGAGTAAGACCTTGTTCACCAACAGTTCCTTGTGAAAAGTAGGTATTAGTTGCCATATTATCCTATCATGTCTAATGGAGGAGTTTCCCATTCTGTACGTAGTTGCTCATCCAATACTTTGAGTTCTTCTACAGCATCGTTATAGATCATCTCTCCGTTCAGAGTGACTCCACCTGGCATTTGTACATTCTGGAATTTGGTCATGTTCTGACCCCACTGCTTCTTAATCTTTGCTGAGACATAATCCTTTAACCACATTTGGTTATAGATCTCTGTCCAAGTATCAGGTGCAAGTGCTCTCCATGCCTTAATAACAATATATTGGTCTGCTAATGAATCCTCTGTCCAGTCAAAATCTATATGAAGTCTATTGTTAACAGTGGTATACCTGACAGGTTTCATACCCTCAAGTATCCAATCAATACTTTGTAGATGAGTCTGAATCATGTAATAATGATAGAACTGTGTAGACGTAAAGTCGTACAAGTCATTAAGTCTCATTTGATAACGAATATCAAACATGTTTCTAGTACCCTTATCAGTAAAGGCAAAGAGACCTTCTATTGATAGTACATGATCTGGTATAGAAAGGAAGTTTGTTTGCTCACCCCACACTGTAGTGCCATCTGCCCCTGTACTATTGGAAGATGCTTTACCTGCTGCAATCTCATCAGCAGTAAACAAATGCTTCAGATAGACTCTCTCAGCACCATCATAGTGGAACTGTTGGAACTTCTGAATACCATAATCAATTGCATCATCGATCTGATCATCTGATACGTTGATCTCCAAGACTGGTTTACCCAGTCTGCGTAGAGCATATTCTTTAAGAGTTGCTTTTGAGTTTGGTTGTGCCATTTACTTATAGAGCAGCGATTCTGAGTTTAAATGCGGCGAAGTCTGCAGACGCAGCAACCTCAGTTTTGAGAGTAGTTAATGTAATTGTCTCTGCCTGAAGTGCAGAGTCAGCAGTCGAACCTTGTGCAGCAGTTGCATATGCAGATGCAGCAGTGGTTGCAGCAGTGCCGAGTCCAAGGGTTGTCCTTGCAGCAGCAGCGTCTGCGTCATCAATTAAAGTGCCACCGAATGTACTTACAGCAGACGCAGCGAGTGCGTTGGTTGCTAAAGTACCCTGTGCGGCAGTAGCGAAGTCTCCTGTAGCAGCAACAGCAGCAGTTCCAAGACCAAGAGTGGTTCTGGCAGCAGCAGCGTCGGCATCATCAATCAGGGTGCCACCGAAGGTGCTGACAGCAGATGCGTCAAGTTTTCCAGTGATACCAGTGGCGACACGAGCATCAGCACGAGCATCTGTGTAGTAAAGGTTAGTGCCCTCTGTCAAATCTGCTGTATCCTGACTACTCAGATCAAGATTTGCACCAACTTGGAGTGCGATACGAGTATCAGCACGAGTATCTACTTGTGCGTTAGTGCGCTGAGTAAAGGAGAATTCACCAGTAGAAGCATTGTAAGCGAGGTCGCCACTAGCAGACAATGCACCGCGAGTGCGGGAATCTGTAATGAAGAGATTAGTTGTTCCTTCAGTTACGTTATCAGTATTAATGTCTGCCTGTGTAACTGATAGAGTGTCAGTATCTAACTGAATACCTGTGCCATAAGAGAAGTGATTCCTTGTCCTAGCAGCAGTTGTGAATAGATTTGTAGATCCTTCAGTAAAGTTATCAGTATTAAGATCTGACTGAGTAGCACTCAATGTCAGCATGTTACCTGCGTCATCGTAGGTAGCAGTAATACCTGTACCACCAACTATTAAAGCAGCAACACGATCATCTACTCTCTCATTGGTGTAGTAAAGATTACCTGCTTCTGCCAAGTCATCAGTGTCATGGTTAGCAATACTACCAACCTGTGACTGGAAGAATGTCAAGGCACCAGTAACATTCAAGTTACCTTGGACTTCAAAGTCAGTAGTTGACTTGAAGTTATTAACCGTCAGCGTATTGGTGCTTGGGTTGTATGTAAGGTTAGTAGAGTCGGTGCGAACCTCAGTGAATCCGTTGTTAGTAGAAACGAATGCAGGGTAGTAAGTTAGGTTAGAAGTTGTGGTGTCAGTAACGTCAACTAGATTTGACTTGTCTGCAGTACCTGTCAGGTCACCAGTAATGTTACCAGTGATCTGTCCAGTAACGCCCAGCGTGCCACCCATGGTGGAGTTGCCAGTAACACCAAGACTTCCAAGAGTTGAAAGACCAGTGATCTCAGCGTTACCTGAAGTAGAGTTAAGTGTAATCTTGTCAGTGCCACTGCCATTCTGCAACTTGAGGGTCTTACTAGCACCACGGAGGACCATGCTGCCCTTAAACAGTGAGGTGCTGTCAACCGTCAGTGTGCCATCCAGTTGCTGATCACCATCAACATTCAGATCAGAATCAAAGTCAACACTCTGAGTAACATTCAGAGTGTCATCGATGGTGACACTACCAGCAACATCAAGTGTGCCATCAATAGTAGTGTTACCAGTTGCACCTTGGACAATAAACTTATTAGTGTTAACAAGAATCGATCCACCAACGTTGACGTTAGAAGTTGTGTTGACGGTAGCAATGTTTGCTGTAGTAGCAGCCACTGTGGCAGAGGTGATTATGCCGTCTGCAGTAATATTACCTGTAGCACCAAAGAAGGTGATGGTTTCATTCTGGTCAGGACCAACAAAGATATCCTCACCGAAGTAAGAATCTTCATAGACTGCAATACCACCGTTGGGGACCATCAGTGCTGCGTTTGCAGTCAGACGATCAGCGGTTTCATTAGCATTGAGTGTGACCTTCTCAGCAAAGGCAGCAGTGTCAGTAACTGCCAACGTGCCTGTGATACTACCGTTACCAACAGTAGAGAAATTACCAGATGCAGAGATAATAGTAAACTTATCAGTAGTGCCAGAGCGGACAGCGAAGTCATCGTCAACATCTACAATACCATTCAACTCTGTGCGCCCAGCAACATCAAGTGTGCCAGAAATATCCTGGTTGCCGTTGAGATCAATGTCATCGTTGACAGTTAGCAGACCTTCAATCTGAGTTGTGCCAGCAATATAGGTGTTACCGTTATCAGTATCAACAGTGAATCTATCAACCAGCGTCGATCTGATGACAAAGTTTTCGTTAGTAGCATCGATGATTACAGTGTCATTGACAGTCATCTGATCAGATACGACCAGAGTGCCGCTGACTGTAGCATTGTCAGTGATGTCTACTGATCCACCAGCAGAGTCAAGGACAAGGTTACCAGCAGTGGTGTCAATTTCGTTAGAAGCAGCAACACCAATTCTTACAGCATCAGCAGTGATGTCTGTAGAGGTAATTGCAGCGTTAAATGTGGATGTAGCGTTGACTACCAGAGTGTCGCCAGAAGCGTCACCAAGAGTTGTGTTGCCATCTACCTGTAGGTTGCCATCAATCTCAGCATTATCTGTGATGTGGACTTTACCGTCAGCAGAATCAAGAATCAGATTACCTGAGGAGGTGCTGATTTCATTCGTGCCATCGACACCAATCTTGATATTATCTGCGGTGATGTCGGTGGAGGTAATCGCTTGATTGAAGGTGACAGTACCTGTGATAACGTGGTTATCACCAGAGTTATCACCGATAGTTGCATTACCGTCAACCGTGAGTGTGCCATCAATTTGTGTATTGCCATCAACATTGAGGTTACCATCTACATCAGCATTGTCTGTAATGTTGACAGTGCCGTCTGCAGAATCAAGAATCAAATTACCTGAGGAGGTGCTGATCTCGTTAGCAGCATCTGTAGCAACCTTAAGGTCGCGAATGTTAAATCTCTCAGCAGCAGTCAGTGCTTCGTTAAACTGGACTGTGCCATTTACAGTGTGGGAGTCAGATGACTGGTTACCAATTTGTGCATTACCATTGACATTGAATGTGCCGTTGGCAAATGTATTACCAGTCTGTGCATCTACAGTAAAGACAGAGGCAACTGCGAAGTCATCGGTGACATCCAGGGTACCTGTAATGTCAACGTTACCGCCAAAACTACCATTGTCAGTGACAAAGAGATCATCACCAACATAAAGATCGAGACCGATGCCAGCGCCACCACCAACGATGAAAGCACCAGTAGCAGCGTTGGTTGCATTAGTTGTATCAAATAGTTTAATAGATCCAGCGTCAAGACCTGATCTTGTGCCACTGAATGCTTCACTAGAGTTAGTCGCTGCATGGTAGAGAGCATAACGCGAAGCGGAGTTGTCCCAACCAAAGAAACCAACACGGGCAGTCGTATCGTAGTATCGGAATTCGATACCACGATCTTTAGCATCCGACTGGGTAGGAGCAGTGTCCCCACCTAAAGTAATGACAGGATCATCCAGAGTCATTACTGTGCTATTTACTGTAGTCGTAACTCCGTTAACTGTCAAGTTACCTTCGATAATGGCATCGCCATCGATGTCGAAGTCACCGTTTACAGTAACGTTATCAGTAAATGTGGAGACAGCGTTGACTGTCAAGACATCGGTATTTGCATCACCGATAGTGGTCAGAGGACCATTGATTGTAAATTGCTCTTCAAATGTAGCGTAACCGTGTACAAGGATAGCACCATCAGTAGCGTTACCCTGACCCACACGACCAATCGTTGTGTAACCAGACTCACCAAGGACAGAGAATTCAACGTTGTCGTTAGTGCTGACCTTACCAATATAGAAGTCATCACCAACATGCAGGTCTTGGACAATACCAACACCACCAGCAACTCTCAGTTGAGCATCAGCATCATTTGCAAAGGATGCGTTGTGTGCTGTGCCACCACCCAGATAGGTGCGATATAGGACATCAACGTTATTAAGCAGGGAAGGACGGGTGCGAGCAGTGCCAGCATCCTTGACGACCAGACGGTCTGCCAGATAGATGTCACCACCAACACGGAGATCCTTATCCATGTTAACACCACCAGCGAAGGTAGCATTACCTCCAGTGCTTAGGGTGATGTCAGCATCAGTTTCAGCAATAGCGATATTGTTAGTGCGCTCAAAAGTGTTGACGCCCCCAACATTAAGACTACCTTCGATATCTGTATTACCATTCGTGCTCAGGATACGGAACGTTTGACTGGTGCCATTGGTAATAGTAAGATACTTACCAGTGACATCCATCAGGAAGTCATTATGGAAGACCACATCATCGTCAACATCGAGTGTTGCGTTGAAGGTTACATCATCATCTACATTAAGAGTTGAATCAAAGTCAACACCTTGGACTACATGCAGTGTCCCTTGGACATCGGTGTTACCGTTATCAGTATCAACAGTAAACTTATTGGCTGATGCAGCAGTGCGGATAATAAACTCTTTGTTATCAGCAGTGATGATGAGATTATCTGTAATCTCAGTCTCAAGTTGAATGTCAACTGTGCCTTCGATAACAGTGTTACCAGATGAACTCTCGACAGTAAACTTGTCAGTAGTATTATTTCTAACAGCGAAGTTGGCATCAATGTCAACTGTGCCGTCAATCTCAACATTACCACTCAGGTGGGTCGTGCCACCGACGTTAAGATTCTCAGAGATACCTGTGCCACCAGTCACCACCAAGGTGCCAGTTGTAGGTGTCTTCCAAGTAGAAGAAGTATTTGTGGTTAGTCTGAGGTTACCAGCAATGATAGGAGCGTCAGTGCCAGCGTAGACTTCAGAGGTGTTAGTCGCATTGTAGAGGAACCTATACCCGCCAGTGTCAGACCATATGTTAGAGTCCGCATAATCCTCGTCCCACCCATAGAAACCAAATCTTTCTTGACTATCATAATACCTAAACTCGATACCACGATCCTTATTGTCATCAACTGTAAGAGTATCTTCACCACCCAATGTCATGATGGGGTCTTGGATAGTCACCACAGTTGAGTTGACAGTGGTTGTCACACCATCAACAGTCAGGTCACCACGGATACGGACTGTGCCAGTAATGTCATCATCGTCACTAGGATCCAACACCATAATGGCATTGGTTGTAGATAAGACGTTATCTTGGAAGTGGAAGTCTTCAACATTAACTCTATGGTCAACGTCAGTCACCACAATGGTGATGTCCTGATCAGCAGTCAGGTTGAAAGTTGCATCTCCATTACCAGCATTGGTAACGTTGATGTCCATGGAGCGATTAGTCGCTTCATTAACTTCTAGAGCAATCTCTAGATTACCCGATGTCCTTTTAATAAACTGATCGGCTTTTGTAACGTCAAGAGTAATATTACCAGAGATGGTAGTATCGAGGTTAATGTCAACAGCGCCAGTGAGAGATGATCCACTGGTGGCACTACCGTTACCGTTAGCGTCATCAGCAGTAATAGTAGGATAGGAATTGCCCTGACCCAGAATGCCAGGCTGAAAAGGATATTCACCAGTATCGTAACCGACGATACGGAATACGCTACCGCCAGTTCTGTTGTTGATGTTAATATGATTAAGCTTGGTAATGCCATGATAAGCATTATCAGTCGTCCTTTCGGGGTCAAGCTCAAAGGTCTCCGTTGCATTTTGGTCAGTAAACATGAGATGACCCAACGATTGTAGTTGGGAATTCTCAATAGAATTTGCAGCAATCGTTACATGACCATTAACATCTACGTCGAAGTCTTCTTGGTCGAAACTCGCAAGACCCTTTTGCTCGTCGGCATCAGTACCCAGATCTCTCCATCCACCTTGATCGTCTGCATCACCATTTTGGATGTTGTGTGATGGCTCTCCGAGTCCTGCACCGATATCCCTAATACCCGCTTGGTAGCATCTACCGTTAGTTGCAATAACCTTTGAAAATCTAGGATAAGCAGTAGCGTTATCGTAAATGGTGAAAGATGTTCCATCCTTAGCTCCTTCAGTTGCCGTAGCAATCGGTGAAGTATTCGCATAAACCAGACGACCATACCTGTCAACTTGCAAGTTAACTGTGTTAACGGTCTGCTCACCAGTTGAAGCACTGATCAAAGGATTGACCAGAGGATCCATTGAGTTGAGGGTATTATACTTACCCACCACAACTGTGGTATCTGCTAGGTCAAGGAATGGATTATTAGTTTGAGCATTACCATCTTGTACAATGATACGCCCACTACCACCAGTGATGGTGCGGTTTACTAGAGTGCCTTCTGCTTGGCGAGAGATGAAACCAAAACCTGACATACCTGCCAGAGAGGTCAGGTCACTATCTAAAGGTTGTGCGTCACCAATATTATACTCAGAAAGAGTGGTAGGTGTTTCAGCATCCACAATACGACCACGGGAATCCACCGTGATACGGGTGTAGGTGCCAGTTGCTGCTAGGTCATTCTCATCATAGTGGGGAAGTGCCACCACATAATTCAATTCTGCAGTAATGGTCAGGTTTGAGGATCCATCAAACGTGCCAGCACCAGACATGTCACCACCTAGTGCAATCTGTCGTGCGTTTGCCAGTCGGGTTGCAGTAGCAGAGTTACCGACGAGAGAAGCAGTAATTGCACCTGCCTCAAAGTTACCGTCAGCATCTCGTTTAACAAGAGTGTTAGCAGTATTAGATTCCGTCTCAATCGGTCTCTCATATTTCAGAGAGTTCCATGCGGTGACACCATCACCGACTTTGATACGCGAAGTATCAATTTCAATGCCTAACTCACCTTGAGCGAGAATAGGGTTAACGTTTGCCCACTGCTGAGCACCGTCACGTCTTAATTGTATTCTATTTGCCATTGCTTAAAAGGATCCTAGCACAACAGTTAGTCTGTCTGACTTATTTATGTCACGAAAAAACCCCCTTTCGGGGGTAGGGGTCAAGTCTTTTCCAGGTCGTCGGGATCAATAGTCCCATCTGGACGCTCTTCGATTTCTTCTTCTTCTTGTGGAGGTGGGCTGAGATACTCTAGAGTCTCAATAGCACCGAGAAGTTTGAGAGCAGTAGCTTCATTGCTCTTAATTTTGTCTGCCATCTCGCGGTTGTCTTTCAAAAGACCCTGATAGCGAGATTTGAATTGCTCAAGCAATTCCTCCTGAGAGGCAGTTTCCGTCACGTCAGCTGGCATTGTTGTCTCCTTGTAGTAATGATTTAAGTAGGTTTTTGATTTCACCGATATCTGATTTTAACCCAGATACCTCATCTTGTAAAGTGGTCATCTTCTCTTCCTTCTTGGATCGACGGTCATATGCCGCCATATAGTTATCATACTCTGACACATTGCAATTTATAACTGCATTAGAATCAGGGTCACGATACCAACCTTCCCTGCCCTCGACAGGGATTAGGTCTCCTTTGAAAGGTCTGATGTAATCAGATTCGCTTGACATATCCAAGAATAATTATTATAATAACCGTGTTAGGTTGCAAGGGCAATGGATCTGAGATCAGCTAAGAGTGGTACTCGTGCTTGATTTTTAGATCTCATAACAATCTTCACTTGGAAGGCGTTAAAGTTAAGTCCCCTTGCTTCATATGTATAATCCTTCCAAAGATATTCTTCTGTGGGGCTTGTATCATATGCTTCACCCAAGTTTTGATTGGAAGTGGGAAGACCCATTTGTGTCCAACCAATAGTACTAGGATCAGTCGCGTCACCAACCTTGAATGCCTTGTAGTAGATACGAAGCTCGGTAGCAGGGTGACGGGTGACTTGGAAATCAATCTTCAGTGAGCGTGCTTCTCTACCCAGACGTGCGAGACGTGTGATATAGACAGCAGCATTTTGATCACCAATTGGAAGAGTAGAAACATCTCGATCTCTATCAATTTGTGACTGCTGACCGTAAGTATCTGGTCCACCTGGCCACATATTCACGCGGTTAGATGTTGTAATCAGTGACACACGGTCAAGGTCAATGCAAGGAGAGAGGGTTGGTTTGTCAGTCTCAAGCATGACTGACATAGTAAGAGACTTGTTACCATCCAGTTTGTTTTGCTCATTAATCTTAGATGCTACCATCTGAGGAGCAGTAAACACGTTTTGCTCATTCAACACAACGTCCACATAAGTGCCATTGTTAATAAAGGAGTTTTGATCAACTATAGAAGATCCATCTCCGACAGATGTAGAAGTAGTGGTATTCAGTCTTGCTGATATACTTGTTTCTGCCATAACCATCGTAGACACCGTAGGTGTAACGACTTCAAACTGGACATTCTGAGAAGCATAAACGTTAGTGCCACCGCCACGAATACCATTAGTTGCAACACTATCAATGTGTAACATGTAGGTATCCAACCATGGGCAGGAGATTTGTGGGTGGACCCTATTGATTTCCGTCAGAGGAATACCATCAAGGTTGTAACATTCAACAATTGCACCAGAGGCGTGATCAACATCAGCAGTGGCATCCTGACCTCTACCAGAAGTAGCAACTGTAATTACCTGCCCGTTGCCAGAGATTGAAGCGTACTGAATAATCTCATCATCAATCTTAAGATAACCCTGATTAAGGTTACCAATTGGAGATCCACTGATAGTGGTGTGGAATTGAGATGCATCATTAACCTGAATTGAAGTTGATCCAGCAGTCAGGGTAGTGGTCAGTGTAGTAGGGGGCACTTCAGAGATAATGCCCTCAACCTCAACGTTGTTAGTACGTTGGTGCATACCATGGTTTCTATGATAAACCAACACTTCCTTGTCATCGCTAGGATAAGAAGGAGCAGCAGTTGGGTATGCATCGTAGGAGTCACCGCTGTAGGTGATGCTAGTGATCGTTGCAGATGTGCCACCTGCATCAGACAGAGTATCCGAAATATCGAATGCTCTAGTAATGTAGCTAAGTGTCAGAGTCTGACTGCCAGAATCATATGCAGTAACAATACCAGTTGCAGCAGAAGTAGATCCACTGACTTCAGCACCAACATCAAAGGTGCCGTTGTAGATTGCGGACAGGACAATCGTGGCAACAGATTGAGAAGATGAAATGCCTTGGAATGTGTTGTTGTTGGCATCAAGGAAACCAGCAGACCAGATACCAGTAATATCTGAAATAGTAATAGTTTCAGGATCAGCCACAGAATCGAATTCAACAATAGTACCTTCTGCGGTAGAAGGTGTTTGGATGATTCGTGCTCCAACTGTAAAGCTATAATTACTACCAACAGGAAGCGTGAGAGTTTGCTTGGGTTTCAGAGTCTGAATTGGATTTTCAATCAGTCTATGAATACCATTGTTACCCTTACCAAGCTCAGCGTTGTTAAAGATTGCTGTGCCCAACTTCTGAGTAAACTCAGCACGATACATGGTAAACTTCAAATCTTCATACTGGTCAGCAGTCCATGTAGAAGCGTTTTGTGACTTGAAGAGCACACCAGCATATGGTTGCTCAGAGATTGTCCTCGTGCCTGTCACATCAACGTCGCCCATTCTGGAGATCCAAACGTTATATTCGTTGGAGTCAGACAGAAGCACGAAGCAATATTCAATGTTTGACTTAATGTAAACAGGAGATCTGAATGTAAATCTTGTAGGAATACTTGCGTTTTCCGACAACTCAACAGTGCTAGGATCGATAGTATTATCAGAGAAAGGAATAATATCCTTAGTAGGATAACCATTCTCCATGGTTCTGACCTGAATTGAGATAGGAATATTAGCGTCCTTAGTCCTGAAGAATATATCAATACCTGTCAGGAATACACCGCCTTCCTCATCAACAATAAAGGATTGTGCAAGAGGGTCATACCAACCAATCTGACGACTCTCAGTCCTAGTTGTAATAATAGTCCTTTCATCGTTAACTGTATCGCGGACGATCTCAGCATTACGGACGGCAAGAATGTTTTCTCTAACAGTCTGCAAGGTGCCAGACGCAGAGTATGATGCGTCTGCAGAGGAATCC